GGTGATTGTGCGGTCCCAAGACGCCCGGGCCCATATGCCATGCATATGGGCGTGGGCGCGTGGGGCCGCAAGGTAGCAACCCTCTTGTTGAGGACATGGTTTGGGAAACCTTAAATCCTGGGCCTTTAAAGACCCGTGCCAGCTTAGTCGTCCTTTGTACACCCGACTAATAGCCTGCGCTTGATTCCAATGACGTCTCAAGTAAGTGCATTACCCCACCTCTGACCCAGATATTCTCGCTACGATCCTGTGCATGCGAAGTTGATAAAGCAGCTTCGTAATCACCGTAAAGAATATTATGTCGCGGGTTGGTGACACACACGTTCGCTGTAACCGTGAAACGGCGCACGCCATCGCTTATTGGCCATTTTACTGATATTTTGATGCTTCAAAATATGTCTAAACAAACTCTCCGACGTCACTATGGCCACAACTCAGAATACGTCGCTCTTGAACACACAATCAACATACACCTTACGAGGTGCTAACTCTAAAATCCAAAGTTATCGCTTTGGTGCGTGTCTACGGGCTACGGCCTGCGTCCATGCTTGCATTTCCTGGGTTATACGTAGCCTAGCATTTGTTTTAGACCTTTTATCACCATATCTCCCCCTCCCTGTAACTAATCACACATTAATTAAAGTTTGGTTTGCTCGCATAGTTGCATATGCCACCGCAACCAAAGCAACGTTTAACGAACCGGTGTTGCCACCGCCGTTATATGGGTTGCAATTTGGTTATGTGCCACCTGTGGCTGAGAATACACAGGCTTGGGTCCACCATCGTATGTATACGTGGTGGACCACCTCCGCATGGAACTGGTATGTCATTGCTTTCGGGTTGGCAATGGCACTATTAAGTGGCTCTATCGTAGTTTTTGCACGATTCATCCAGTCTATGCTCTGTCCCATTTGGGTAACAAAAATGGGCGCAACAATGTTGTGGAATTTGTACTTCGGTAATATTCAACAACTAATGATCACTGATCCTACCTTTTTAGGTTATGGGTTTGAACCTTGGCATAAGGTTTGTGATCTCAACGACATCTCCGGCTTGTTGTTACAAGCGTTCAAAGGTCTCGTCGTTGCTTTTGTTGCTTTGTTCGTATATCCATGGCGTTATCATGTCAGGTCCCCGATCCCTATCGCGAAGATAGAGGAATTCCGGTCTGCAATTCGCAAACTGTTATTGATGCCAGAACATAAAATATACGAAAACCATTCACATCCCACGGCTGCTAGTCAACGCAACTCTGCCGATGATACTATGAATCAATTCATAATAATGAATGGCTATAAACCTTACTCTATCCAGTTGTCGAAACGTGATAAAGTACAGGATATCGATGGGTCATTGTTCCATTATTGGCCCTGCGATCAACACAGCCCACAACGCTGTGATAAACTTGAAGACTATCATGTCATCAAGATGTGTAATGTGGATTATTATGTGGACTATAAGAACTACATGTGGACGGGGCGTCCCATGATGTTGTTCACATTTACTCCCCGAGTGCCGTGTGGCGCGGTTCCAGATTATAACTGGACGACAAATTCTGATAACACCATAACTATGAAAGTTTGTGGTGGTGGGACGTACACCCACGAATTATGGAATTACAATGTAGATTTTATCACAGCCAGGTATCCCGGCGTTGATATAATATACTCTGTCGAATCCGTTCCTGTGTTTGAGCATTGGTCAATTATCATGCTCACACCACACTCGACCAAATCGACCACCAATATGATCACCTCCATAGATATCAAACGACTACAGATAGTCCACTCTGTTTATGTCAATGCTTTGGAGCCTGATGTTAATGGGCGTTACGTGTCTGCGCATAAGCAAATCGCAGCCTTTCGCCACGTCGGCCCCACAGCCGACGTTGCATTATCTGATATTGGTGCCACAAAGTCAATTCTTGTATCGTCACGGTTACAAGGAATCCTAGCGGCACGCGTGCAAAAGGGTAAAACTTTGGAGGAGCATGAATTTAATGGTCCATGTGCGGGCGAATTTGAGGATGTCACTTTCGCTTCGCATATGTTATTCTCATTGTGGCCACGCAAACCGATCCAGATGGATAGTGTGTCTGTGTGGACTGCCCGCGATGCAAAAACCAATTATCGTAGGGTTGATCGATCCACAGTGGTCGGTCCGCCTGAAAAACCAACCGGTGTGCAATTATTCCCTGCTGTGATAGCTGCTGGGTTTTTGCCCACCCGATGTTTGGCAAACGATCTGTGGATGAAGGAGGGGCGTATCGACCGTGTCGCCAACCCCCAAGTGAAGTTCGAAATGGAATATGAAAAACTAGCCGCTGAGTTTTTGGAACTGTTCATACCAACACCACATCTTGGCGAACCTGTTGATGTCGACGAAGTGATCAAAGCACAAATCCGACCCACACAGCGCGCCAATAATAAAAGAGCTGCACCGAACCTTGAAAATTGGTTCGATGCTGCCGGGGAATCCATTGAGTGCATGATTAAGTCGTTCCAGAAAGCTGAAACTTATCCGCAGCCCAAAGACCCCCGTAATATATCAACGTTGCCAACTGAACATTGTTTATGGTACTCTCGTTTCACCCGCGCTATTGCAGCCCGGTTGAAGAAGTCCAAGCATTATGCATTCGGTAAACACCCTGATGAAATCGCCAAATTGTTGTATTTGTTAGCACAAAAATCAAAACATTTTGTCGGCACTGATTTCTCTCGGTTCGATGGTACTCATTCCACCGCGTTGACTAATTTTGAACTGGCTTTTCTGCTTCGGTTCTTCCATCCTCGCCACCACCATGAAGTTCGTAAAGTTCATGGTCTCATGTCTAATGCCAAATGTCGAACTACTTTTGGTTTAAAATATGGGTTGAATGGCACTCGCCCGTCTGGTGCATCCGATACGTCCATTTTTAATACTGTTGACAATATGTTTGTAGCATATTGCGTACTACGTAAAATGGGGTTTGATAAGCACGAGGCTTTTAAGAGGTTGGGAATTTATGGCGGTGATGATGGGCTCACGCCCGACGCCACTGAAGAAGCATATGAGAAAGTTTGTAGTGATTTAGGATTGAAGATCAAGGCTGTGGCACGACCAGTCACTGATCGGCATACGTTTCTAGGTCGCATTTACCCCAATCCATTCGGCATGCCGAAACACTGTGCGGATATTGTCCGCCAATTGAGCAAAACTCATATGTTTCCGTCTCGTGCAGCCACTAGCGTGGATGAGAGGAAAACTGTAGGGTACAATAAAGCACTGGGCTATTTGGCAACAGATCCAAATACTCCGATATTGTCCAGGCTGTGTCATGCAATGATGCGCACGACGCCACCACACCTACAGGTTATTAACGCCGATTACCAATCGTATATTTTCAAGGAGCACAAAGTGTTCAAATCCGCTGCAACGCGTGATGAATGTATAGCAGTCGCTTGTACTGAACTTGGAATCGGCACCGCTGAAATTGAACGTTACGAGCAACATCTTGACTCGTTGACGTCGATGGAAGACCTGCAACCTTTGTTGTATCCTGTGGCGCCTACGGTGCCGGAACATGCGGTTGTAGGTCCGTTTTCATCTAATATTAAGCGGACCACAACACCGAATGCGCCTGCGTTGGTGTACGACCAAACCACTTTCGATGGCGAAAGCAAAACTCCCACCCACAATTATACTGTTGTAGACTTTGTAGCTGGTGGGGATGAATTGCTTAGCCTGATCGGTAAATCCATTGCTCGTTCTCCAACGCCCGTCATCTTAGATGGCACTTGCGCACCCGGTATTGATTTTCGGAACATTGTCGACAAAGTCAGCCAACACATAGCTATCCATGGCGTTGACCTTAGCGACGATGTTAAGAATGTTGCTGGGCAATTCTTGGAGCACAAGAACGTCACCGTATCGCGTGATGATGTGTATTCCAGGGTTGTCGCTAATCCACCTACGGTGGTTTATGTCGATGCAGCATTCCCGACAGCTGAAATCAATAACACGCATGCCACGTTGTTGATGGATGCTTTCTTGCCCTACTGTGATGTTATTCTGAAGTTGCCTTTAGATGATCGCAGCACGGCAATTTATTTTGACGAGGTGTCTACTTTGTACATTGACCAGCAACCGGTAGGGTTTCTGGGCATGCGTTATAAGAACCCGCCAAAACCTATCGACATCGTGCCGAGTATCGTTCCCAAGAAACGGCACGTTGATCGATCTGGTAGGCCATCCAAGCCTACCCGCCCCACACCACGTCGCCCAATAATTCGCGCGTAGTGTTCCTACCTTTCCCCCCGTACTGTGACG